GTTTAAATTGTGAATTAATAGCACTTCCTGAGGCAAGAGATAAAAACTCAACAACATCAATTGCTTGGTTGTTAGATAGATATCAAACCCCAAAAACTCCTTATGTTGTATCTGAGTTAAGAGGTAACAAAGTTTATAACCTGTTCAGATTTGTATCTATCTCCGATGGTAATTCTGCTAACACAGAAGTTAAGATTTCTATTGCAAACATTTCTTTTTCTAATATGACTTTTGATGTCTTGGTTAGAGATTTCTTTGACACAGATGCAAATCCTGTTGTTTATGAAAAATATACCAACTGTACTATGGACCCAGGTTCTAATAGTTTTGTTGCTAAAAAGATTGGTTCATCTAACGGTGAGTTCCCATTAGTATCAACTTTCATTATGGTTGAACTTTCAGATGAGGCTCCTGTAGATGCTGTTCCTTGTGGATTCCGTGGTTTTGAAGAAAGAGTTTACGATAGTGTTTCAAATCCTTCTCCATTCCCTGTAATTAAAAACAAATATTACTTCCCATGTGAAACTATCTATGACCCACCATTTGGAAGTACTTACGGTGGTGTAAACACAGTATCATCTACGGGTGATGTTGTTAGAAGAACTTACTTGGGTATGTCATCACAATTTGGTGTTGATTCTGACTTGTTACAATACAAAGGTAGAAAAAACCCTGTTGTTGGTTGGGATTTGGCAACTGAATCAGAACCTTGGAATTACCAAACTCAAGGTTTCCACATGGACTCGGGTGCAACAGTTGTTACTATCAGTAATTCACAAGTTACAAGTGGAACACCGGCATTCGTTTGTGGTGTTGCAAGTTTTGATGGAGAACCTTCGACTCAGGATAACCCATACTACTTCTTGTATTCAAGAAAATACACATTCTGTTTCCAAGGTGGATTTGATGGTTGGGACATCTATAGAGAGTTTAGAACTAACCAAGATAGATTTATGTTGGGAGCTTCTGGTTACCTACAAGGTGCAACAGTAACTCAAAGGTATCCTACGGCATCAGGTGATGGTACATTTAAGAGAATTGTTGTTGCTAATAACACTCAGGATTTTGCAAACACTGACTACTACGCTTACTTACTTGGTATCTTGTCGTTCGCTAACCCTGAATCAACAAACATCAACGTATTTGCAACCGCAAGTATCGATTATGTGAATAACTCCAACTTGTGTGAAACCGCAATTGGTTTAGTAGAAAACGAAAGAGCTGACTCGGTTTATATCGTAACAACTCCTGATTACAACATGTACACTCCTGATGGTGGTTCACAATATGAAATCATCTACCCACAAGAGGCGGTTGATAATTTGGATAACACAGGAATTGACTCATCTTACACAGCAACTTACTACCCATGGATTTTGGAAAGAGATACGGTTAACAATACTCAAATCTACTTACCACCAACAGGTCAAGTTTGTAGAAACTTGGCGTTGACTGATAATATTTCATTCCCATGGTTTGCATCTGCGGGTTATACAAGAGGTCTTGTAAACTCAGTTAAGGCGAGATTGAAACTAACACAAGAAGATAGAGATACCCTTTATCAAGGTCGTATCAATCCAATTGCAACTTTCTCAGATGTGGGAACAGTCATTTGGGGTAACAAAACTCTTCAGGTTAGAGATTCCGCACTTAACAGATTGAACGTTAGAAGATTGTTATTACAAGCTCGTAAGTTGATTTCAGCGGTGGCAGTTAGATTGTTGTTTGAACAAAATGACGAAATCGTAAGACAACAGTTCTTGGATTCGGTTAACCCAATCCTTGACGCAATCAGAAGAGACAGAGGTCTTTACGACTTCCGTGTAACAGTAAGTTCTTCACCTGAAGATTTGGATAGAAACACTTTAACAGGTAAGATTTACTTAAAACCAACAAAAGCTCTTGAATTCATCGATATTGAATTCTTCATCACACCAAGTGGAGCTTCGTTTGAAAATATCTAAAAATAAAAACAAAGTGGGGTTTCGACCCCACTTTTTAGCCGTTTAACAAAACATGAGAAAACTTCAGGAAGGATTCAAAGGAAAATCACCAGATTTAAAATATTATGCATTTGATTGGGATGATAACATTGTACACATGCCCACAAAAATTCTTTTGAAAGACGAAAATGGTGATGAAGTTGAAATGTCTACTGATGATTTTGCCACTTACAGAGACCAAATTGGTAAAGAAGATTTTAACTACGATGGGTCAACGATTGTTGGTTATGCAGATAGTCCGTTTCGAAATTTTAAAGTGGAAGGTGATAGACAATTCATGATTGATAGTATGAGAGCGAAACCAGGTCCTGCTTGGGATGATTTCAAAGAAGCTATTAATAACGGGTCAATTTTTGCAATCATTACCGCTAGAGGACACCATCCAAGAACAATTAAAGAAGCCATTTACAATTATATTATTAACGATTATCAAGGTATTAGTAAAAAAGAACTTTTGAAAAACTTAAAAAAATACCGTGAGTTTGTGGGTGAAGAAGACATGACCGACAATGAACTTATTAGGTCTTATTTAGAGTTAAACAAATATAATCCTGTAAGTTTTGGAGAAGGTTCGGCTGCAAACCCCGAACATTTGAAGGTTCTTGCTATGGAAGACTTTGTAAGATATGTAAAGTCTATGGCTGCAATGTTACAAAAAAGTGCTGTGCTTAAAAAAGATATTGCTAATAAATTCTCTCCTAGTGTGCCTCTTATTGGTTTTTCAGATGATGATATTAAGAATGTAGAAGTAATGAAGAAGCATTTTAAAGATATTGATGAACCAATTAAGGTATATTCTACTAAAGGAGGAACTAAAAAAGAATTCTAGGACTGGTCTAGTGAAACTATAAAAATCTAAAAACCGAAGTAAATAGAAAAATTTTCACTAAGCTAGTATTTATAAACAAACATAAAATATTAAAGAACAAAAAAGAACATGGCTGATTTATTAATGAAAATGCCCATACCTTACGAACCAAAACGTCAAAACCGTTTTATTCTAAGGTTTCCCTCATCGTTGGGGATTAACGAGTGGTTCGTTGAAAGTGCCGCTAGACCTACAATTAAAATTGGTTCTACTGAGATACAATTTTTGAATACATCTACATTCGTTGCAGGTAGATTTAACTGGGACCCAATCAGTGTTAAATTCCGTGACCCTATTGGACCATCAGCGGCTCAAGCTCTTATGGAGTGGGTTCGTTTACACGCTGAATCTGTAACAGGTCGTATGGGTTATGCTGCGGGATACAAAAAAGACATCGACCTTGAAATGTTGGACCCAACAGGAGTTGTTGTTGAGAAATGGATTCTTTATGGAACTTTCTTAACAGACGTTAACTTTGGCTCACTTTCTTATAGTCAAGATGCGTTAGCTGACATCACAGCATCTTTGAGAATGGATAGATGTGTTCTTATTTATTAAGACTACAGAATTTTTTTTAGTTCTTTATATTTAACCGTAGGGCAAAACCCTACGGTTTTTTATTATGGATAATAGTCAAGAGTACGGTCAAATGAATTTTACGTTACCACATGATGTGGTACCTCTTCCATCTGGTGGTGTGTTTTACAAAAACAAAAAATCCACAATCAAAGTTGGTTATCTTACAGCATCTGATGAAAATATTCTGATGGGTAGAACAGATGACTTAACAATGCAACTTCTCAGAAGTAAAATCTATGAACCTGGTGTTAAACCAGAAGAACTACTTGAGGGTGACATTGAAGCTATTTTAATTTTTTTGAGAAATACTGCTTTTGGTCCTGAAATGGAAATTGCGTTGAAAGACCCACAGACAGGAAAAGAATTTATGTCTAAAGTGTTGTTAGATGAGTTAAATATTGTTAAAGGTCAACAACCAGATTCGGAAGGATTCTTCTCAACAACATTACCCGTGTCAGCTGCGGAAGTTAAATTAAAACCTCTAACTTATGGTGAATCACAAGATTTGAAAAAAACTTTGGATTCATACCCCCAAGGTAGAGTTGTTCCAAGAGTTACTATGAGACTCTCAAAAGAAATCCACAGTATTAATGGAAATACTGACAAGGGTGAAATTATGAAATTTATTGAACAAATGCCAATTGCGGATTCAAAACATATTAGAAATTTTATGTACGATAATGAACCCCGTTTGGATATGAAAAGACAAGTTATGACCCCGTCAGGAGAAAGCCTTACAGTGAATGTAGGGTTTGGGGTCGAATTTTTTCGCCCTTTCTTCTGATTACCGAAAGTCCCAAATTGACGAATTTTATTATATGAAGACTCTGTTAGGTATATCCTATCAAGAGTTTAATGAAATGCCCATCTTTGTTAGAAAGTATTTACTGAATAAATGGATTGAAGAAAAATCCGAAAAAACTTAAAAGAACCTATTTATTTAAAAAACTTAGATGGCAACTCCTAATGATAATTTAAATAGTGAAGGTACTGCTAAAGGTTTTTTTGATGCTTTCAAAAAAGCGAGTGACTTAGAATTTATTTTTAACAGGTTGTATGACGGTATCAACGGAATCAACAAGGGTCTTGGGGAAACGAGACTAAGGTCTGTTGAGTTCTCAAATGCTATCAGTGATTCTGCTGCTTCCATCATAAGATTGGGGGGTGAATTGTCACAGGTTGATTCTACAATTACGGCTATTTCTGCGGGTGCTAGAAGGAATGTTATTGAAACCACCGAGACAATTGGTGAGATATTTGCTGCTGCTGAATTAATAGGTTTACAGGCTGACCCAGAAAAATTAGTTGGAAACTTCCAAGAAGTTGGTATCCAAATTGCAAATATTGGTGAGACCGTTGCGGAGTCTATTGGTTATGTGAATAGTTTGGGATTGAATTCAAGAACTATCATGAATGACGTGGTTAATAGTATGACCATGATGAATAGATTTAACTTTCAAGATGGTGTTATGGGACTTACAAAAATGGCGGCTCAAGCATCTATGTTGAGGTTCGACATGAATTTAACTAAGAACTTTGCGGACTCTGTTATGAATCCTGATGGTGCAATTAAAATGGCATCCGCATTCCAAAGATTGGGAATAATGTCAGGTGATTTGGTTGACCCATTTGTTCTTATGGATAAGTCTATTAACGACCCAGGTGGTTTACAGGATAGTCTTATTAATATGACTAAACAGTTTACCATTTTTGATGAAAAGACGCAATCATTTAAGATTGCTCCAGGCGCTCAAAGACAACTTGCCGAAATTGCTTCAGAACTTAACATAAGTGCTGAACAGATGAGTAAAACAGCGATAGCGGCTGCTGATATGGATAGACGACTATCTCAAATAAGTTTGGGTATAGATGCTAGTGAGGATGACAAAATGTTGGTTGCCAACATGGCTAAAATGGGTTCGGGTCAGTTTAAAGGAGATTATGTTGTTCAAATAAAGGATGCTGAGGGAAAAGACCAAATTAAACGTTTGAGTGAGTTACAAACTCAAGATTTTGAAAAATTAAGAGAAATCCAAGAAAGTGCCCCTAAGACTGTTGAGGATATTCAGAGGTCACAGTTAGGTATTTTGAAAACTATTCAAGGAGACCTTTTGGCATTACCGGTAAGTATAAGTATGGCTCTTGCTGGACAAGATGCTAATATTAGAACCGCAGAGGCTGTAAAAAGAGGATTAGATGATGTTATGAGTGCCGTATTCTCTGAATCTGTTATGGGTCAACCCTCAGCAATCAGGGAAGAATTCCAAAAAATGGGTGATGAAATGAAAGGTCTAATGGCAAAGGCTTACAAGGGGGATACTCAGGCAATAGAAGAAATTCAAACCAGAATGTTACAAAGGGCCGAATCATTACCTGCCGAGGCACTAAATAAAGCTATGACTATGGTTGGTCAATTGGGTATCGAAAAACCGAGAAGTCCTGAAGAAGCATTCTATAATCAAGCGGTTAAAAAGGCTCAAGAGGCTGCAAGAGCTGAGATGGAGTCGGGTCAAAAAACAGAAACAATACAAAAAAATGTTAATATAAATGGACAAGTTAGATTTGTAATTGATGCTCCGACTGGAGTTGATACTCAGAAACTAACTCAATATGTTGAAAGTCCTGAATTTAGAAATGCCTTGAACAAAGTTCTTGATGATATTGAAGAAACTGGAACAAAACCAATATCAAAGAGATAAAGAAAAAATTCTTAAATCTGTATTTATAGAATAAAAAAGTATGCCGAGTCCATTAGATTTTCCTAGTTCCGAGCTTTTTAGAAAAAAACTCATCGTTAGGAACCTCGTGCCTTATAAAAAATCGCCTTCGAGTATCACACCTCCTATCAACTATGAGACGATACTCCGAGACATGGCACCGGTAGACAGTCCTGATTTTTTAATAGATACTCCATTTTTTTCAAATTTTGCCTACCCACTTAACCAATACGGTAGAGCGGGTGGTTATGTACAAGTTGCCGATGTAAACACTCTTAAGAATACAAATAGTAATGAGGGTGAGTATGATTATACTGATGCGAATATAGTTGCGGAGGGTCAACAAGCTGCAAGAACAGGTTTTCCTGGTATACAAGGGGCTTGGTTACCTTTGAACCCGTTTGGTGGTACCAACACTCAAAACCAATTATATGACTCGGCACAGTTCTTTACACAACTTGAAATAGTTCAGAATAGACACGGTAGAGGTGCAAACAATCAACCATACCCGAGTACCTTTAATCCTTCTGCCTACAGAGCAACATCACTTATTTTAAATCCTGACCCACAAGGTTCTGACGGATTACTTTCAAGTGATTCATATCTTGCTAAATTAAGTGCCACTTTCTATAAGGAACAATTCCAATATAATGTTGCTCGTGAAACGAGAAGAAATACTATTGGTAGAGTAAACATTCTAAATGTAAATGGGGGTGAAGATATTCTAAACTTCCTTACAGGTAGAGTTCCAATTCTTGAACCTAACTATACAATTACACAACCAAGTAATATTTTAGGTGCGTCTGCGGAATTACTTAATAGACTTTCAGGTACATATGTACCTTTATCAACAATACCTGGTAGTTATTTTGACCCAAGTATTAATCCTCAAAACCAAGGAACAACACAACAATTATTTGGTGCATATGCCGGCGCTAACTTAGCTTCAGGTATTGGTAGATTCTTTGGAAGACTTTATGGTTCACCAAAGACAGGTTCTGAATTGTTTTTACAAAATACAGGTGCAGGACAAAAGTCCGTGTTGTTTAAGAATTTAGAATACAACATCTACAGACCAAATTATTCAAAAACTATTTTCGATAGAATTGCGGGTGTTTTAAGACCGGCAACCGAAAACGCTGGTTTTTACTATGTGGGTTCTGAAACATCTGAACCGAGTAATGTATTCTCACCTCCTGGTGACCTACCAGTTGACCAATTTGGTAGGGAAATTAAGGCTCCTGTTTATGGTCCATCAGAACTTGCTCAGTTGTATGAAGGGCCAGGTAAAGCTCTTAGACTTGGTGCTAACGGACCTTCCTACAGTAGTCAAGGTGGTATTGAGGGTGGTTTCACATGGGTATCACCAAAGTATAGAGGTAATGCTGGTAAGTATGTAAGTCCTGGTGGTGATACAACATCAGAAGACCCTGATTTCAGGCCGGCGGGATACGGACCAACGGAGTCTACAAACTATACATTCAGACAAGGTTCTTTGATGGATGAAACACAAAGAATCATTGATTCACAGCCAAGAGGTGGTAAAAGATTCCAACACGTAGGAAATGCGATTGACCAAGTATCCAAAGTGTTTAACGATGGTTACAAAGAAATTACAAAGGGTTCAAAAGTTATTCGATATGTTGGTGCTATTGGACAAGAAAGAGGTGCCGAGTATTGTAGAATTTTTACAAAAGATACTCCATATCTTCAATATAATGATTTACAAAAACAAGATGGTATAACCACACAAGGAAGAAAGTTTGCTTATTCAGTATTTGATAACACTTACAACTTAAACATTGCGCCAAACAAACGTGAAGGTGGACAAGATTCAACTAACATTGTTGGAGGATATCCATTTGGTGGTGGTTTCTATGCAAAGAAATATATGTTCTCTT